GGTCGGCGTCGCGCAGGTCGGCTCCGCGCAGGTCGGCTCCGCGCAGGTCGGCTCCGCACAGGTCGGCTCCGCGCAGGTAGGCTCCGCGCAGGTTGGCTCCGCCTTTCAAGGCCTCCGTTACCGTTTTGGCAAGCGTATTGTCAACGCTCGAATACTCGAAAAGGATAGAACCTGTCCAGCGGTTCTTGATCGATATTTTAATCTCTTTGTTCATGGTTGTTGTGTCACATGGTTAAATACCAACGTATTTCCGACTGGAATTCCTCGATCGTCCGGCAGACGACGTGTCTGTTCCCGTTCGTGATTGCGAGTGAACGCCATTCGATTTGCGCGTCCGATAGGACGGAACGTCGGTCGGGAGTCTTCATTTCGATACATAGGGCGTTGAAGCCTCCACGTCCGAGCAGCAGGATAAGGTCGGTAACGCCTGCCGTTACGCCCTCGGCTTTCATTATCGCGGCTTCCGTGCGGCCCCGGGCGCCGCCGTTCGGTACGGCGAACAGGAGCTTCCCGATGTCCGGGTATTGGAGTCGAAACCAGCTGACGCACATTCGTTGCAGGTGTGATTCGATGTGTCGTGTCATGGTGATTATTATAACTCGTCCGGGATATTATACCGCGCCTTGTCTCCTTTGAGCACCCATCCGGGCTTCTCGGCCCCGCTAATGCGTATCGGAGCATAATCGTCCGTGCTGCCGCCGTTCCGGGCCACCTCATTGCACATCGCGGAATACGTCAGAATCCGACATTTCACATCGATGCCCAAGATGTCGGCGATCGTCAGCCGTTTGTACGTGAACGCGTCCAGCACCCTGTTCAGGGCATATTCCAGCCGCTTCCCGCTCATTCCCGTCTTCTCGATACGCTCGGCAAGGATAGAGAAGAATTCGCTCGACATATCCGGAAAACATACGGACAGTTTATGCACCACCGTGGCGATATGTGCCGCCGATGCCGGAGGCCCTGCAAGTACGGATACTTCCTCACTCCCACTCTTGGCGAGTGTGAGCGCGATAGATTCCCTCGGCGACGGCCCGAGCGAGCTCATCAGGGCCTGGGGGTTGATTTTTTGTACTTCGCTCATGGTTCTTGATTCGTTGATCTTGTTCGTACTGTTGGTTCTTGCGCAGCCAGTTATTGAAATGCCTCTTGCAGTCTCGCTTGTCTTTGACCGTCTCGCCGCTATTTTGCACATCGGCAGCGTATTCGCGGATTTTCCGCTCGACATAGGATCGGTCAAGATGCTTGTTCATGCACAACGCCTCGAGCCATACGTCCTCGCCCGCCAGATATTCCGCAATGGCCGTCACGGGGACGTATTCGAGCGTGCCATCGGGTGGCGGTTCCGGGGGGAGCTTTTCCGCGCAACCTTTTCGGGGGGCTTTTTTCGCGCAACTTTTTTCGGGGGCTACGTCCGGGGATTTACGGGGTTGGGCTTCCTGAGCACACGCAGTGATTCCACCCATCCCCGTTTCCTCCGGGATTTCCCCTTCCTCGCGCGTGCGCGCACCAGGAGAGGGAGAAGAATAATCTATTAGAGATAGATTGTCATACTCATTCTCATTATCGGCTTTTTTGGGTTTTAAAAAACCCACTGGGTTTTTTGGGTTATTTGGGTTTTCCGATCCTCGACTGCGGCTTTCTTCCTTGCTCGGTCTCCCACCTTTCGACCCGTTCCGCTTGTTTCGCTCGATTACTTTCTGGTATTTTCCCCCGTCAATATCCATTTGGTTCTTGAAGAAGGCGAATGCCATATGTATATCTGCATCCACTTGCGTACTACCGTCTATCTGATAGAGAAATATCGCTCGGAATAATCGCCCCAGCTGCTTATCGGACAAACCCGAAACTGGCCCATAGAATGACTTGTACAACAAAAAACTATCTTTCATAGACGCATCCTCTCTTTCTCGAAGCTTATCATCGTCCGTAGATTGTCGCATTGATGCTTACAAGCGGCGTTGATCCGATCTAACCATTTGGCCAGCGCATTCAGTTCTGATGCCGAGCTATCCACCAACTTATTGGCTAATGACGCTGAAAGGCTCGCAATAACCTCTTTTTCATCATGGAACATCTTTGCAACAGCCGCATCCCGCATTCCAATGACCTCGCTTAACAACTCTCCGCTGCGGGCATAATACACGCCCAGCTGATCGAGGCGTCCGATCATCGCGTTGATGTCGGCATCATTGAGACATTCAAGCAGGTCTTGTATGTCCCTGGCCTCCCTTCTGATCTCGTCGATCCTTGTCATGGCGTTTCATTATTTTCTTGTACAACAATTTGGCGTTTCGCAATGCGTTCTGCCCTTTCACGGTTTGACCCCGGCATTGATCCAGGTCCCGGAGGATGCGCACCACCTGTGCGATCTCCCACTCTTTCAACTCATACATAAGCGAACCATTTTAGCGGCTATTTGTTCCTTGATCCGGTCGGCGTTATCAAGGGCATCGCGGACTCTCTTTAGAAATGCCTCGTCCCGATCCACACGCAGGATTTTGAGCATGAAATATCGGTTTTGACACCGAGGGTCGTAGGATATGAAATCACACCACTTGCGTCCGGTTACGAGCAGGTTCCCTTGAATCTGGGCATAGTACTCGGGATTAATACCGTGCAGCTCCGAAGCAGTCTCCAACAGCAGATATTTGGCGTGTATCGCCGAGTTGTAAGGACACTTGATCTCGATGATACCGTCCTCTCCGACTAATCCGTCGGGGCTGCCTCCAAAAGTCCGCGACCACTCGATAAAACCGCACAGATCGACCGTGTTGCCCGTGCGATCCTCGTAAGCTATCCGAGCCTCCGGCTCGTGTTGGTGCCCCCATCGGACCTCGCGTGTGTTCAGTTCGTTATAGTCCAGGCAAGTACCGTTAGTCAAATCCTCGGCCAGCTTGTCGAAAATGTAGCTTTCGGTAACCTTCGATACGTCGCCCGACCTGGGTTTGGTCATTAGCTTGTGAAGCTCTGACGAGGTGAAATGAAATAAGCGGTCGTTGAACCATTCGGGGGTGTTCTGATATGTATTCGAGCCATTCATATACTTGTTTGATTATTTTTCGGGGAAAAGTTTGCCGTCATCGACCATCACCCTCTCTGCTGCTGCGGCAATATCATCGACAGCTTTCGTCTTTGTAATCATCTCGCGCAGGTTGTCGGCCTCTTCCTTGTTGATAAGCCCGCGGAGCAGCGCGGCATTCACATCCGCCTCGGTCTTGATGGATGAAATGTCGAATACGGCTGCCTGCCGCCCCGGAGTAACGCCTTCGTAGGTGGTATCTACCACATCGCGGATTTCCTCGACCGTCTGCATCCCCATAGATATTTCCGGGGCATATGTTCGCTGGAAAAACGCCGCCGAGCGGTACTGAAGCATCAGTTCGGGCATCGTCTTCCACTTGCTGCCGGCCTTGCCGTACCATCCTTCGTCTTTGGCCATCTGCATCGACACCCAGGCGCCGTGCAGCGGGCTGCCCGTGGTCTTGTCAATGGCCCAGGCCCGACAACGCCACTTATCCAGATCGCCTTCGTTCTCATGTTCGTAGCGAAGCGGCGAGAACCGCCCGCAGGTGTTCAGCGCAGCGATCAGGAACTTCGACGACCAGCCTACATTACCGTAGACTACGTAGAGGTTCTGCATCACCAGCAGCGGGGACATCCCGATACGGTTGGCCATTTCCAGCGCAATGATACAGTTGGCGACAGCCTCCGGGGTTTTAGATTTCTGATACTGCACCGGGACGATGGTGGACGAAGCCAGCGATATAGCCATGCGCTGTGCGTTCTCGAAATTGGCCTGCGAGGCGAACACGAGCATCGAATCCCCCGATGATGGGGCCGTAATAGTCGCAGGGACGGTTTCCTGCTGAATCTTGTTATCTTCCATAGTTGTTGTTGGTTATAAGTTGTTTCGTTTTGCGTAATCGTTCATTCGTTTTGCCAGGCACGGACGGGAACAATCATAGATCGTGTCCCATACTTCTGTAACCGTGAACCCCTCATCGGGGGCGCTCAACAGATCGTCCCATAGGTAATGACGCTCCACGGTGATGTGAAATACACCCCAGTCCACTTCGAAGGTAAATCCGTCGACATCCCCGTAGGTATAATACTGGCCTCGATCTGAATCTTGGGCATCTCCGGGTGTCTTATGTTCGAAAAAAGCGGCGAACATTTTGAAGAGCAGCTTCATCGACTTGTCAGACAATGTGAATTCGTTAAGTGTCGGACGCTTTTTGACGTTGCCCGTAATATATTCGCTCGGGATGTCTACCAGCTCCTCCGATGCCGGAAGAACCGGGGATGTTGTTGTAATGTGATATTGCGCGTTCATGGCTAATCGAATTTTTCAAAGACACGGTTCAGAATAGCGTCTACGGTATCGTAGATGCGCTTGTCAGAGTAGACGACGCCGAAAACTGCGGCTATGGGCAACATCCACAGCAGCAAGGTTACAAGGCTTGCCATAATTCAGCGGTTTAATGTTTGACTTTGGGAGGGAATACCCGGCTTACGAGTATGGTGCCGACAACGACAGTATAGGCCGGATACATAATGCGGAACCGAGCCAGGAAACAGCCAAGGGCGTGTTCCTCGCAGGCAGCGCGGATAACATCAGTGTAATCGACTTTGTCCGAAGAGAACATCGGTCGTGTTGCCTTGAGGTGGCAACGATAGAATACGGTGCGGCTTTTCTTTGCGCGCGGTGTGGTCTGGGTGTTATTTACCCGGGTACCACTTTTAACATCGGTCTGCATTGTCTGTTAAAAGTTTAGTTAATATGTAAAGGGCAATAAAAAAGGCGTTGCCCCAGTCAGGTTTGCAGACCGACACTATCAGCAAGCTGAAAGTGGACAAGGGACAACGCTTTATATAGCGTTAACTATGTACTTTGTTGATGCTAATAGCATCGGTCTGCAATTGCAAATATACAACTTCATTTCGAATCTGCAAAATTATTTGCCATCGGCATCGAAAAAAGGTATCGACGGCTTCTCCTTACGGGCGATTCGGTACATCATTTCAGCCTTTGCGCCGTTGATGATCTTACCCGCAATGTTAGCAATCTCCGATGCCTCTTTGGTCTCGATCTCTCGTGCTCGAAGCTCTGCATACACGCGGCCCAAATCGGCCGTCAATTCCCGGATGTTCTTAATCTCTTTCATCGTTTTGTTGTTTTTTGATTTCTCGGTATAGCTTTAGTTGAATACGTTTGTAGTCGATTGTTTCTGGGGTTACTGGGAGGTTTAAGCGTTTTAATTTATCTATTAAATAACTGTCAGTCAGTTCTTCGCGATACTTGCGTTTCATTTCCAGTAACTTTTCGGTATTGGCAGCGTACCACTTGCGGTACCTTTGCCGCTCCTTTTCGGTATTGGCTTCACGCCACTTGTGGCGTATTTCCCGTATCTTTTCGGGATTGGCGGCACGCCACTTTCGGTTATATTCCCACCTCTTTTCGGGATTGGCGGCACGCCACTTTCGGTTATATTCCCACCTCTTTTCGGGATTGGCGGCACGCCATTTGCGGTATCTTTCCGCCTCGCATTGTTTGCAAGTATGGGTACGACCTAATACGCATCCCTTATTCTTCGCAAACTCTTCCAGCGGCTTTTCCTGCCCGCATTTGCGGCAGACGCGGGTAATGTCATCCATAATTTCTTACTTTTAGGGGTTATTCGTAGATAGGACGCCAGCCGACAATACTACTATGGCGGTAATACTATTGCGACGCAGGGAGGATTCGAACCTCCGACCTCCACAGGCAGACACTCCGACGCGTCGGGATGTCTGCCAGTAGCGCACTACCGCTGTACTACTGCGTCAGCCTTTACTATTTCTTCGCTTCCAAGATAGGCAGATTAGCTTCCGTGGGAATATAAACCACCTTGTTGGGAATGTTATTCTGTTGGCGCACCCACAAATACTGAATGTAGGTCGAAGTGATCGATCCGTTCTCAATCCGAATGGCTTCTGCCGCACCTTTTGCTCGCTCTATTTCTGCCTGTGCATTGAGTTTCTCGGCTTCCAGGTTGGCTTTCGCTTCCTCGATTTTGATACGTCGGTTTTGTTCAGCTTTGGCAAATTCCGCCTTGCCGCTCATTTCCTGCTGCCATACGTTGTACGAAGGACATCCCACCATACAGACGGCAATGATACAACAGACGACTGCGACGATTGCAATCCATCCGGTTGCATGGAAAGTGATGTCATAATCCCCGAATTGGTTTTTGTGTTTTTCGGTAAATAATTTCATAATTTTAATAATATTAGATTAAAACTGATTTATTGCCAATTTCCGCGACCTTTCGGCGTTTTTGAGATAGCGCGCCTTGTATTTCTCATTGGCTTTCTCCGGAGGAACCAAGATTACCGTGTTTCTATCGAGCCGTAAGGGCACGAGACCCTTTTCTTTGAGCTCATTGATATAACTCTGCATATAATAGATGATTGTTTATTTCAAAAAATGCGGGGGACTTACGACGATCCCCCGCGGTGGCGACACGGCTTCCGCGCCGCCGGTTTGCGTTCTTTATCTCCCGTTTCGTGGGCTTAACCCGCCTCGGCCTCGCTACTCTTATTCACGCGGCCTCGGATTGTCGAGGGATATACCCTCTATCGCTTCCGTTGATTGAATGACCCTTCGATCAAACTAACAACGTGGGGATCGCTCCCCTGTTGAGCTACCCGGAGTCGAACCGGAAGCGCCTCCTCCAAAGGGAGATGTGTTACCGTTACACCATAGCTCAAAATGCCTGTCTTTCCAGGCTGTCAGATGCTTTCGTATAACCTGTCCGATAGAGTCAAGCGTCTGTTCCGCTTTGTCATTGCCGCGCAATCGGCAATAATCCCTTGCGCTATCGTCGCTCTACTTGCACCATCAACAAAGGGGTTGCGGAGGGTGAGAGATTCGAACTCCCGAAGCGTTACCGCTCGCCGGATTAGTAAGCCGGAGCCTTCAACCACTCGGCCAACCCTCCAAATATCGCCCGCGGGCCTCACGGATGGCAGACGACGTGCAATGATGGATAAAGAAAGGAGGCGTTAATACGCCTTATTCTTTGATGAAACGCCCGTCGGCGCCTCGCTTGCGGGTATATTTCATCAGATCGAGTTCGACGGCAATACGCAGGTTGCGTTCCTCTGCGCACTTTTTCAGAAGATTATTGCGATCTTTCTCGCCTTCGGCAAAGCTCCGACGGATGTCCGCATTCACGCGCTCGAGCCGTTCGATCTCCGCACGGTATCTTTTTCGCGGAGTGAAGTCAATACCCATAAATTTTCGGGTTTTGAATGCATCGGTTTTCATATTTGTGCAATTTCGGGGTTAACGACCATATGATACTCTTTGTAGCGGACAACCCGCCCTCTGTCTGCGTCGTGGCTGTAACACCAATCGCCAACGATGATGTAGCCTTTGCGCCGGAGCCTCGTGACAATCTTCCGCAGCTCCGTCGTGCCAAATTTGCTCATCGCTTTCCACACGGTCAGCGTGCCTCCTCTGATGAAGTAGGCCAATATGCGGGCCTGTGGCTTTTTTAAATTCTCCATAGTTTTGAAATTTTAAGGTATTCGTGCCCTGACGCCATCGAAGACAAGGCTCGCCGAATAAATAGTGGTATACGCCAGCCGAAGCCGGTTATCTATTTGGTCGCCATCAGGGCATAAAAGCGGGATTGCGCAAATGACTACAAGCTTAAATCGCAAATGGACAGAAAGAACGTGTGCACAAAACCCGCATTGGAGCCCGGATAGGTACATTCAAACCACACCGGGCATAGTGTTGATACGGCTCACCGGATCGCTCCGGATCATCGCTCGCTCGTTGGTATTTATCTGTTGCCAGCCCTTCTGCGCCAAGTCGCTCACTGGGTTTTACATCCACTCGGATGGTTCTCGTGTATCAATACGTCAAAGACCCGAAAATCGCTTTCTGCCTTGCAGCTGGGGTTATTGCCAGCGATTAAACCCCTAACCCTTGCGGGATGCTATCTTGGGAGTGCGGCAGGATTCGAACCTGCCACGCACTCCTTGTTGGTTTAGTTCTCTATCAGCTCCTCCACCCGGAAGCCTCGGCTTCGGCGGGGATTGCGCAACCTGCGACATTCGAAATCCGTACTGAACACCTCCACCGAGAACAGGCACAGCAGTATCGCGGCCCCGATGCGTCGGGTCATCTCTGACACGTTGAGCGTGATGCCGAAATTCTGCGTGAAATACCAGGTAACCAATGCCTGCAAGGTCCGCTTCGTCCCCGTCTTGTCGTAGATGCTCTGGAGATGGTTGGCTACGCATTGGTAGATCACGTTCATCCGTTCTGCGATCTCGCGGGCCGAATAGCCCAGCACGACGAGGTTCATTACCTCACGCTCGCGTTTGCTCAGTATGGTGTCAGTTTTCATAGTCTTAAGCCAAGCCCCAGATGTCCGTAGTGCCTATGTATGCCTTGAAAGTTTGCTCAATGGCTTTCCGCTCGAGTGAAGTATGGGGAACATATCCATTCTGCCGGTTATGCAGAGCCTGCCGCGTGCGAGGATTGGGAACCTCCACCTTTTTGCCGTCGATGTCCACAAGTTTGATAAACCCCAGCTCCATACAGAGTTCATGTCGGAGCCTCGGGCCCAGTTTTGTTCCGTTTTGGCGGTCGAAGTTATCCACTATTGACAATCCGCGCGTAAAGGCGTTTTTTTCGATTATTTGGTCGTTCATAGCCATTTTATAGCCTTTTATATTAGGTTTATTCGATATTTTTTATATATCTTTACATTGTTTTCGGGTTAAATACGCTTTACCTTTGCTGTATCAATCCGTTGACAATGCAAATATACACGATATTTCTATTATATCAAATTTTTATAATAGAATTTTCGATTATTTTTTTAATTGAAAATTATGGTGAAGGAGTAATTAACTATGAATGAGTGTGATATATATGTAGCGGAAGAAATATTGAAACGACTTAAAAACAGGAATGGATGCGTTACCGGAGTAGATATTGAAGAATTAGTGACTGATGAAGCGCAATATTATCGTATTTGCTGTTCATTGTGCAACTTTGGCGCGGCTATAAAAGGCAGTATCGGGCTTAGCGGTACAGAAAAAACTGCTTATATAATATCGAAAGGTGGAGCAAGGTATATATACGCACAAGAGCAAGAAAATACAAATGCTATTGCACTACAAAACGAGGATTTAGAATTATCGGTTGCTGAAAAAAAGCGAAATAAATATTATTCAGTTGTAGCCCTTGTCATTTCTTTGCTTTCGTTCATTATATCGGCAGCGGCGTTCATAATCTCGCTCCGATGATTTGAATAGACGATGGAATACATACAGATTAAAACATACTGCGAATAATGAAAAAATAACCGATATAATGCCTAATACCATAACAATACGCTTTTCGCAAAAATAATAGAAATTTCATTCAAAATGCAAGGTTCTGAAAAAATAAATGAGATATTGCTCAATCTCGGTATTAAAGCGCCTACGTTTGCTAAACGAATAGGCGTAAAATATCAGCGCATTTTAGATATTCAGAGCGGGAAAGTGAAAAAAATATCTGGGGAGCTTGCTAATTATATTATCAACACCTATCCCCAATTCGATATAAATTGGCTATTGACCGGCGAAGGGTCAATGCTCAAAAATACCGACCAACCTGTCAGTCAAGGAGGAGAAGACGCAACACTTTCGGAAGCTGACTTAAATAATTCAAACACTATGAAGAAGTATTTAGACCAAGTCCTTCGACAAAACGAGGAGCTAATTCGGCAAAATGGGGTACTACTTGATCTATTCCGAGAAGAGAGGGCTAAAAACAAGGGCGAAGTCGCCCTAAAAAAAGAGGGCTAAAGGTGTTCTAATTAGACTAATGCCTACCGGAGGAGAGCTGGAACCGTATGCCAAAGCACACACATAATAGCACTAAACAAAAAAGCCCCTCTCCGAGTATCCGGGGGGGGCAAATTGTATAAACCAAAAATTAAACACCATGAAGAAACTTTTACTTACATTCATCATCATTTTAATATCTGGGATAACCTTTGCGCAAGACCGAGATTCTGTAAAATACAAATCGTACGACATCGAAAAAGCTGTATCTATTATCAAGTCAAGCCCGTACGCTCCTGGTCTTATTACCACTTATAAAGGCCGTCGAGTATATTTTGATTATAAATCAGACCAATATATATTGGAAGAGCACTTCGCAAGAAGATACGGCCCGGGTATGGTAAAAGCGATGGATGAACTATATATAAAACAACGCGAAGAATATCAGAGAAAAATAGAGATGCAAAAGACTTTAGAATGTCAACGCCCAACATTTAAGCCGGACCAAGGCATAGATGATGAGGGCAAAAAATATAAGCTCAAATTAAAGCCTCGGAACCTCGTAATAGGGACATCCGTCATTGGTGCATCTGCTGCAGTATATATGCTGACCAGTTCTGCGGTCAGTACAAGGTCTAAAGGGCTGGCAGAAGAACTTGCAAATCACGATATTGATTCAGATGAATATGCAAAAGAAATAGAGTCTTTGGATAAGACGAAGCGTACCGTCGGATTCATCTGCGCCGGAACATCTCTCGCAGGAGTAATCGTTGTGTTAACGGGAATATATAGAGATTACGACAACGGAATAAATCTTGGTCATAATTTCACGGTTTCGGACTACGGCGCAGGAATCAGTCTGACAAAAAGGTTCTAACCCACCCTCCCAACTCCCGGGCCACGAGCTCGGGGATTTTTTATACATATTGAACAATAAACCGCTTTAAAGTTGGTTTTCTCCCCGAGAAAAACACGGACATTTTGAACAATCTATCCCATTAAAACCCGGGCTATTCGCATCGGGTTTACGGTGGGGATCAAGACTTCGCATCGGGTTTACGGTGGATGCATAGGCCTTCCTCCACGAACTGTGCGGCGGTCATCCGGCGGGATTTCAGAAACGCGCGCAACTCGTCTCGCAATTCCGGGGGGAGGCGCAAGCTTACAGTGACCGACGGCGCACTGCCTTTACATTTGCGCCCAGCGCCCGGGCGCGCACCGCCCCGTTTTGATGCATCCTTATTCATGTTGTGTGATTTTTTGAAGCAAGGCAACGGAATCGCGGGCCGACTGAATCGCGCTTGTAAATCGTTCCGTGGCCGCTTCACCGTTCATATCGACCATGCGTGACCGTTGCGACTTTGCCATCCGCAGGATGTCGTCAAGAGCGGCTATCTGATCGTCATACGGCTGACCGTCCCGTCGAACGGCTGATTCTTCGCCGTGTATGTAGGCTTTGAAAGCCTTCTTCATCAACGGCCGAAGTCTGTTGATATGCGCAACAGGCTCATGCAACATTCGCACGACCTCCAGCACGCACAATACATTTCCAATGATGGCAAAATAGTATCGGTTATCTATTTGCGATTCGGATAGACAGGCGATGCTCTGCTCGAACTCTGCACGGCGTGATTTGGGAAGTTTGTATACTCTGGCGATGAACCCGACCTCCCGATCGGTGCAGACGATGAAGTCGTCGGAAAAACGGGACGATTCCGAACGGCGACTTCTATCGATAATAAATGCGGGGTACTCTTTCATATTGAGCTATTTTGTAATTTCGCCACGAAGGCATTTGCCGCCTATGCAAACGACGGCGGATCCTTTACCGATGAACCGTTCGAGTTGCCGGCGCAGCTCATCGACATTAAGCGTCTTTTTCCCAATCTTAACCAGCCGGTCATCGGCCCTGTATGCATATACGCGCGACGAGAAGAAGATGTCCGTATTGATAAGCATATCACCTTTCGCGTTGGAGGCGTATTTACCGGCATCAGACAGTTTAATGGAGGAGATAGTTTCACCGGCTTCGGCTCGGTTCAGAAGCGAACGAATGGAAATAAATTGATTGTCGTCCATGTTTTCAAAATATTCGTTATTATGTGCCGTATTTTCAACAGCCTCTTCAGATTCGACCATAGCGATGAATTCAGCATCGGCTGTGTGCAGCTCATCGACTTTGTCCGTCGAAATCTTATTCGCCGCGAAAGCGATGCACCAACGCTGTTTTTCGGATAACGTGATAGCCTTGCCGACATTTATTGATTCGAGAACACGATTGCAGATGTCTACGACGAATCCTTCGCCATTCTTGGCGACGAGCTCGAGAACGATCATGGCTTCGTCCGAATATTCGAATTCGCCCATGCCGACGTAGTCGCCGTCTACCATGTTGAAGATGTTGATAGCCTTGCCCGATTCAATGGCTCCTTTGACGCGATCGTAAGAATTGATAAAGTTTTTCATAGTTGCCGCTTATGGCCCGTCGGCCTTGTTTAGTTGTTTTGGTATTGCAAATATAAGCATTTAATTTGAATATGCAAAACATTTTTTCAAAAAATCTGAAAATTTTTCGTCAAACTATTGCACAATGTGCCGAGGGTTCGCTCCTTTGCATCGTAAGCCTGTGATGAAGCAGGCCACGGACAAGAAAAGCGGCAATAACCGCGAATCTTAACGACGAAAGGACACGTTGTTGGTAGTAGGTTTCCTGGGAACGAGGGTCTGTGGCTATTCATCCGGCCGCAGACCCTTTTTCTATGGCAAAGAGAACGGAAGGACCCAATAAGACACTCGACAGCAAGCCCGCCCGCAAAGTGGGCCGCCCTCGTGCATATACCCCCGAAGCTCTTGAAGTCAAGTTCGAGGAGTATGCAAAATGGGTGAAAGCGAATCCACGATACAGCAACAAGGTATTGGCCGACGGCTCTGTTATTCCCGTACCTTACGAACGACCGCTGACACTTGTAGGATTCTGCGTGTTCGCGGAGATTGTAGAGAATACTTTCCGGGAATACGAAAAGCAGGATGAATTTTTGAGCGTGTGTGCACGCGTGCGCGCGCGAATCGAATCCGATCAGTTGGAGGGCGCTATGTGTGAGCAGTATAACCCGACAATTGCATCGCGCGTTCTGCATCTTGCCGACCGCCAGGATGTGACAACCAACGGCAAGGCGATAACGGCCGCAACACAGCCTATTTCCGTGGTCCTCGATCCCGAAGCTGCCAAGATCATTCAGTCCATCGGCAAAATGACAGTGAAGGAATGACGCCCGATCCCGTAACATACAGAGGCAAGACCTACAAAGTCAAGATGTACCTCTACCAGCTATACGCCGGGAGCGGCGCCGTCGTCCGTATCTTCGACGAAGGAAGCTCCCGATCCGGAAAAACTTTCGACACGGCAGACTTTCTGTATGACATCTGCGCATCATCGTCCGTACCTCTTAAAATATACTGTTATCGGGCCACGCTTCAAGATTGCAAGGAAAAGACGCTGGACGACTTCCGCAAGAAGTTGCAATTACGCGGCGTATACGATCCCGATTGTATGCGTGGCGAAAACATTCTCCCCGAATATCGCATCAAGGATAGCGTGATTCGTTTCCGGGGTCTCGATAAAATGGATGTCAAAGAGGGCCACGACTGCGACATCGTATATTTCAACGAGATGCTCGACGGTGTAAGCCGTGCGCAATTCGACAATATCACCATGCGTTGCACGCGGATGGTCATTGGCGACTGGAACCCAAAATACACGGAGCATTGGGCGTTCCATATGGAGGGCGCTCCGGATACTATTTTCACGCACACGACGTACAAGGATAATCCCTTCTGCCCGGCGGGAGTTCGCCGCACAATCGAAGGATACGAACCCACACCCGAGAATATCGCCGCCGGAACTGCCGACGAATGGCGCTGGAAAGTGTACGGCCTCGGAGTACGTGCCGCGCAGGAGGGGCTGATATTCCCCGACATCGACTGGATCGACGAATTCCCCGAAGACATCGAACGCGTTGTGTTGGGCCTCGACTTCGGATTCACAGCAGACCCCACGGCCTGCGTACGTGTCGGATTCCGGATCCCGAACCATCTTTACTTGCAGGAGCTGATATATCAGCCTATCGACGACACTTCGAAATTATATGCAGCGCTTTCGCCGCACTTCTCAAACGGGGTATCCCGATGTTATGCAGATAGCGCCGACAAATATGCCAAATCCCCCGAAAGCATGATAACCGCAATGCGCATTAAAGGGCTTACGGTCATCCCCGTGCGGAAATACCCGGGGTCTGTCATGGACGGCATCACGTCCATGAAAGGATGCAAGATACATTGCGTGCGTTCGCGCAACATGCAGATAGAAGCAAACTCGTACGTGTGGGAGACGGTGAACGGCATCGCCATAAACTACCCGCACGACGAATTCAACCATCTATGGGACGCTGCCAGATATGCCGTTCAGTCTGAATTCAAGAACCTTATTCAAATAGCTGCATAATGAATCTATTCGGCTACGAAATACGCAGGAAAAGCAATAATACAGCCTCAAATTTGCCGGCATCGACATTGAGCTACATCGGCGTACCTCCGGTATTTCAGGGATCAACTGAAACCGTGGGGACGATCGACACCAGGGGCAAAGCGGGACAAGCCAAAGCATACGCACTTTGCTCGCCGCTGATGTCTGTAATCTCGAAGAAATGCGCGGCAATTAAGAATCTACGTCTTGCAGCCACCACGGAAGATGGTGAAGACCTCGAACGACCGGACGCCGTGCGGACCATATCGCATCCTAATAGCGTGCAGGGCATCGCGGACTTCGTGGCACACATCGAGGCCATGACGCAGATTTTCGGCAAAGCCTATATCGTACGCATGGAATCAGTGGGATTCTCGGGAGCTTTCGAGCTGTTCGTCGCCCCCAATCTTTGCGTCACGGAAAATGCCGCAATATCTCCGGCGTTATCGTTCATGCCCGATGCGGATATCGTGGATTACACGGTGACCATTTGCGGATCTTCGATGAAGATAGCCAAAGAAGATATGTTCATCGTTAGAGATGCCTCTTATGATCTCAATGCTTGCGGCGGCAACATCTCCCGAATGGTATCATTACAGAAGCCGGTGAATACTTTCGTAGCATCCTACGAAGCTGTGCATGAACTGATGATCAACCGCGGTATGCTGGCTATTATCTCGCTGACATCCGGAAGCGGCGATATTATTCGAGATGCTCGGCTGCCGGAAACAGAGTCGGAGAAGAATAACATACAACAGGCATTCAGAAAGTACGGCATCCGGGCCGATCAATTCAAATACGCGATCACGTTCATGAATGCTGCCGTAAGTCCGGTATCGTCAACGATTACCGATCTGGGACTGACAGACGTACAGAAAGCCTGCAAGAAAGAAATCGCGGACATCTACCAAGTGCCGAGCGTGCTGCTCGACGTAGAGGGTTCAACGTACGCCAACGCCAAAGAAGCGAAAACGATATTATATAACGACGCGATAATCCCCGAGGCAAATAATATATTCTCCGTGCTCAACAGGATATATGGCTTTGAGGATTTCAAGGTTATGCCCTACTACGATCATCTTGAGTTATTCCAAGAATCTAAGCGCGAACAGGCGGCGGGCATGACCAATCTCGTAAATGCCTTGAATAACGCCGTGTCCGGAGGTCTGATGACTACGGAGCAGGCTAAAACAGAACTTTTGAAATATATCGTATAACATGAACTTATCTCAGCAAATAGAAGCGCGCCGGGCGGCAATGGGCAACACTTGCCGCAAAGAGTTCGCCGTGACAAAAGCGGACATTGCGAACGAGGACGAGCATATTATCCTCGTGAAGTTCGCCAATTTCGGCAACAAGGACAGCGCGGGCGATATTCTTATCAAAGGATGCTTCGCCAAGTCCATTAACGACAGGGGCCCGGGATCGGCCACAAACCGCAAAATCGCGTTCGTATGGCAACATGATTTCGCCGACCCTATCGGCCGGATACTGTCTATCGAAGAGCGTGAAGACGGTGCATATGCAGAAGTTAAGCTGAGCAACTTCGACGCGGTGCCGAATGCAAAGCGCGCGTGGTTCCAGCTCAAAGACGGCGATATTAATCAGTTCTCGTTCGGATTCAACTACGTATGGGACAAAATGGAATATGACGAAGCCCTCGACGCGTTCATCGTTAAGGAAGTCGTGTTGCATGAAATATCCGTCGTTACTGCCGGAGCCAACGAGGAAACGGCATTCGTCGGTGCTGTGAAGAGTTTACCGGACGCCATCAAGGTTATGAGCGATGCTCTCAATGCGGCGTCATTGGAGGAGAAAATGAAGATCAAAAAGCAAATCATCGAGACATTGAACGCAGCCGAGCCGGAGAAACCACTCACTGAAAATATGTTCGGGAAAATAGGTTCACATATCAATTAACCAAAAAACACAAAGAAGAATGGAGATTAAATCATTTGTGCTTCCCGCTGGCGTAGAGTTCAGCGAGGACGAGAAAAAGGGCCTGAACGCGCTCGGAGATTATATCAAAGGGCAGTTCGAGGAGATGGTCGCAGGCATCAAGTCACAGAACGAGATCGTCGAGGCTGTCAAGGAGGAGTTCGGGAAACTCGGGCTGTCGCCGGCGAAGATCGAAAAACTGGAGGGCGCGCTTAAAGCTCAAGGCGTCGAGATCGCCACGATGAAGAAAGGCGCTCCCAAGCAGGAGGGACACAAAACGCTGGTCGCCGCTATGGAAGAGGTGCTGAAATCGGAAGAGTTCGCCGCCGCATATAAGGATATGCGGAACGGACGGGGGAGACTCTCGACGGGCGAGTTCGCGCTCAAACTCGACACGTCGGCCGTGACGAACGAAGACCCCAACCGCACCGTGCTGACGACGAAGATTTACGCAGACGCCAGCCCCCGCAATGCGTTCGTGCAACTCTTCACGCGCATCAATGTGCCCGACGACAAGAACCGCATCATGTACAACGATGCTTCCTACACCGACGGCACCGGGTATGCAGAGGAGATGACAAAGCACACCAATACCGACACCGCCACGCTTACGGGCAAATACCGTGAGCTGGCAAAACTCGGTTCCGTGCTTCCTTTCTCGGCTGAGAGCGCCGAAGATTTCGGGTACTTCCTGGCATGGGCGCAGACGAAGGCCCAGCAGGGGATCGCAGCCAAGCTCGATTCTCTGCTGTGGGACGGTGACGGCGTGGATGCCTCCAAGCCCAAACACATCTACGGACTAAAAGCATCCGGCGTTACGGCATTCAATGCAACGACGGCGGGTGTGGCAACCAGCGTGTCAGCACCGAACATCGCCGACCTGATCCTCGCCATGAAAACGCAGGCAAAGGTCGGGACCAACGATTCGATGGCTCCGAATTACGTGCTGATGAACTATGCCACCGAATTCAAGATGCGCACGCTGAAGAACACCCTCGGCGACTACATCACGGTGCTGCCCAATGGGGCCTTGTCGGTGCATGGCATGACGATTATCCCGACCCCGAAACTCTCGGCCTCGGAGCTCGTCGTGCTCGATTCCACGACGCTCCAGCTGCACGACAAGCGCAATATCACTATGGAGATCGAGCGCGTCCCGGAGACGGATTCGTATCGTCTGTGGCTGTGGTATCGCGGGCAAGCCCTCGTTACACGGCCGGATATGAAAGCGAATATCTATGTCGCCGACATCAACACCGCTCTGGCCGCCATCGAGAAAGCAACAGCAGGACCGACCGAGTAACCCATGAAAGCGAAGGATGAAGCAGCTATGACACGCGCCCCCGTTAGGCGCGGTCGTCGCGCCCTTAAAGCCAACGTCATGCGCGTCGAAGTCATTAGAGCGCACGACGGGATCAACAAGGGCGAAATACTCATCAAATCGCGGGCAACTGCGGAAATGATGATCGCCAAAGGGTTCTATAAAAAGACCTTGGAGGAGTAACCGGATAGGGGCGGCAACACGCCGCCCCTATCTTCAAATAAAATACCATGATCTTAGACGAGCGATATTTCACCTATCCCGAGACATATATTGCGGGGATAGAGACAAAGAGCGACGGTAAACCCGCCGGACCTGCCCCCAAAATCATAAGCGACATCCAGGCATATATCGCCAAATACGAACCTCGGTTTCTGCGAATGCTTCTGGGGTCGGATGTAGCCGACAATATCGAGGATTACCCGGCCATTGTGGCGTTGCTGGCTCAATCTGACAAAGGGACATCCGTAATTGCCAAGTATATCTATTTCTACTACTCGCGCGACCATATGACATTCAACACCGTTGCCGGGGAAAAGTTGAAGAACACCGAAAGCAGCACCCGAACATCTCCGACACATCGGCTCGTCCGCGTGTGGAACGATATGGTAGACGAATGCCGAGAGATCATCCGCATCGTTGACGATGTTAAGCTGTGCCCGGACTTTTACGCAGAGATATTCGAACCGATCAATACTTACAACCTATGAAGATAACCCCCAAAGATACGGTTAGTGATGTTGTGATGCGCAACCGTGCATTATTCAGCATGGGTACCGAACGTATCGTCAAAACCATCCAAGACCTGCCAGAACCCGAGTTTGTGCCTATAAAACGCCGGATGTGGTTCGACAAACGTCTGCCCGTTCGGGACATCGCCGGGATCACGATGGGTGAACTAAACGCCATCGAAGCCCGGAAACCATCGTACGAATACTTCTGTACTGCCCTCGGCGTGATGCTCGGGCTCGTGAAGTTCAACCGCATAGGCGTTGACGGCAATCCGGACTGGAACGCGGGGTTCAGCGTAGACGAGGAGCAAATCGGACGTCTTCGGTTCATCCGTGCCCAACGCTATTTCATTGCCATACAGAAAGGGTTGGAAGGTATCGGCAAATCGTGGAAAAAGCTGGAAATGCCCCTCACGGCCACAGAGATAAAAGCGCGGGTGAAGCGACCAAATCGCGGTCTTGTTGCCGCCTGCCGCAAATACTGCCAGATAATGAACGGCGCCGTAGATATGAATAAAGCATGGAATACGCCGTGGGCGACAGTATATGAAGCATTCGAGGCATGCAAGTGCGACAACATGGAACAGCGAGCCATCTATGAAGCGAACAAATCTAACGGGAGACGGAGACGATGAAAAAAAGCATCAACGAGATATTCAGAGAGTGCGCCGAGGCGGAGGGACTGTGCTCCTATATGTACGCCCGGATAGCCGAAGCAAACTACCTGATGGACGATGTCAAGCAATACCCCGTATTGCTCCGTCAGTTCAACGAGACGATTTCCGAAACACGGATGTCGGACATGCGACGCCGGACGACGACGCTCTATTTCTGCGACGCCCTCGGGAAAGCGGAGCCGGACACGGAGACCGAAGTGCAGCCAATCGTCGAAAAGATGGAAGAACGGGCATTCGCATTTATCAATCGGCTACGGTCAATGGGCCTCGAAGTAGAACTCGTATCCAATGCAACGCCTTTCTACGGAAAATTCGATGCATTGGTGGCGGGAGTGACATTAAGTGCCACTATAACATACAATATATGCTAATATGCCAACTATCAGGCAAATAGAGGAAATATTTAGCCCCGAGCGGATCATCGCCATCTGTGAAGACGAGTTCGGTCCGCTGGCCGAGCAGATCGCCTTCAATATAATGACAAAGAGAACCAACAGCGGCGCCGATGTCAACGCCCTGAACGTTCCGGAGGAGACGACCGGCGCAACAGCTGAAAGCCTTAAAACCATCCATGAAGCTACGAACGGTGGACTTACGGTCTCATTTGTCGGGCGCAGGGGCATCAAGAATATCGACGAAGGAAGTTCCCCACAGGATGTGCAAGAGGAGTTCGGCAGCTTCGAGGCATTCCGGAACGCGATAGAGCGGTGGGCGCGGGTTAAAGAATCGAGATGGAACCTTGACCCAAGATCGATAAACGCATATGGCGTTGCTTCAAGCGTCTGGGATCACGGAAGCGTGCTTTATCAAGAGGGCGGAGGAACGGAGATAATGAAAGACTTACTGCCCGAAGTTGTCGATAGAATCAGCAAAAAAATAACAGAGGAACTCGATACATCCATTTATCAACTATTAGATGCGACGATAGAATTATGATATTGCACACAAATGACGTATTCAAGGTAACCCGCCCAGAGGATATCTTCGAGACCCGGGGCCGTTTTGCGTATTTTCGGGTTGAACTGCTCTCCCAAAAGGGGAATATAGACGTGTCCCTTAAATTGACAGGAAGGCCCGATTGGACATTCACTCGGTCTATCACCTTGACACGCAAAACTAACGACAAAGGTGTGGCGGTATTCCCTGTTGGGCGAATATGCGAAAGTCTGATTCAAGGAACCAAATCGAATTTAATCACCTATGCAATTACTGCCTCCGAATATAACCATACTGGACCGGCTCTTTACGCAGTCCCTGGATTTGCAGACCGGGAGATTCTCCCCGAATGGGGAGATGGGGAAAATATTTCACAATTCTATCCCGCTGCCCCCTGCATTGTGGTCTATCCGAACGCAGGATTCGAGCAGTCGCTATTTTTTCCGAAACAAACGGGCGAGCTTTTCGTGCTTACGCCCTCCTCGACAACAACAGAGAAATACATCGGATATTCGACATTTTCTCCCATCATCCCGTTTGATCCGGCAAAAATCCCATCTGAAGACCTTGGCAAGCCGCTTGCTGTGGGAGCCACCCCGACAGACTATAATGCGGAGATACGAACTTACTACGATTATTGCACCAAGGGGATATTTCTGAAATGGACGGATGCTGCCGGTATCCCCTATTTATACCGATGGACGCCGGAATCCCAAACCGACGAAATGTCTGCGAGATCTACCTATCATCAACTCGACGATACGCTGACACCTCACGACGTGCAGAACAAGACGCTGGCCAAACGCTATACCTTGCATAGTCGCATTGTTGAAAGGGATGTTTTCAACTTGTGCCGCACGATCCTCGGATGCCAGGATTTGTTCATGTACGACCCGGATGCGGGCAATTGGGTGCGTTTCATGGTTGAAGATTCGGAATCCGAAGACACGGGCGCACCGATGCAAGATTTGGTCGTTGAAATAGTAAGATACGAATATCTATGACAACCTACGAACTATACATCAACGATATTCTGTGCGACCTTTCGAGCGACGAGGTCGTAACCCTGCTCTATCAAAGTCCGATATTTTCGAACCTCGACAGCATCCAGTCGAACCGTTCCTACAATATTGCGCTGCCGCCTACGCCTGCCAATATGCGGGCTATAGGTCAGGCCGCCCGCCCGGATGTGGATGCTGACGCTCCGTATGTACGACTTCCGGCGATGTTGTATCAGGACGGGGTGCCACTGTTCACGCAGGGGTTCGCCGTGGCAACGGATATTGCGGATACGATCAATGTAACACTTACGTGGGGCAACGTGGATAACTTTCAGCCTCTGTTTGATAACGGCCTGCGGGATTTGGGGCCGCAACTGGAAGAACTCGGAGCGGACCACATTGACTGGAATGAGAATACAGCGATTCTGGAGGGAAACACTACCAGTAAATACCCCGGTGTAGCGTTTTGGGGCGTGAATTTCGGAATGGGACTGTCGAACCCCAAGTATTTGCATCCGTCCGTGCAGGTGAAAACAATTCTTTCGGCTATCGAAAAGTATAACGGGATCACTATCGACGGCAAGGAGCGGCTGGCGTACAGCAAGAATCTTGGGCCTATTATTCCGCTTGTATCAAAAAATGCAGACTATGAACATAACTATGCGTACAAATCAAATGAAGAAAGCCCCATATCCATGAATTTGTATTTTAATGGACATGACCAAGCTGGTATCGTTGGGTTCCCATCCGGCACTATGGGGTTTAAGAACAATGGAGCAACAGCTATCAAAATATCAATTTCTTCTTCGGATGCCGATAAGTTTTATGTTAAATTTAATTGGCCGAGTTATGGTGAAGAGAAAGATGGTACTGCAACCATGTCTATATATGGCGTTCGTTATACGGGAGAGCGGGACGTATTATATAAGGAAACGTCCCCGTATAATACTAAAAATGGCAAAGTATGGTTTAGTGCTTTAGTACTTAACATAAATGGCGCATCCCAATATACAGGGTTTAATGTCAACTTCGAATCAACAGACGTCTTGCCCGATGAGTATCTTGTGGGCGACGTTTTAGTTTTCGGCGACTTTGACAACTTCGAAATTAGCTATCCGAATGCTTTTTATGTCGCCCCCAATCTCCCCGACATTTCCCAGGGCGATTTTATCCTCGCCCTGATGTCCATGAACGGCCTATTCGCCTATGCGGACAAGAATAGCCCGAACACGATCAAGCTGATAAGCATCGATGACATAATCGCCAATGTTCAGAAAAACGACATCATCGACTGGAGCGACCGGGTTATCCTGAATGACCTGCACCGAGTCGATATGCCAGACGCCTCGATGTTCACCATCGACGACCTCGCGCAAAGCAACATCCTCGACTACGACAACGACGACGATGTAAAGGCTGACACGCACGGCACCATCACGATCCGCAACGAAAACATCGAGAAAGAAACGGAGCTGGTGTCGCTGCCTTTCTCTGCATCTGAAAATGCAACGACGGACGGGGTAAATTGCGCCGTTGTGCCGATCTATGAGGATAACGGAAAAGGCGGCGCCAATTATTCGGAGTGCTCACCACGCATTCTATCGGGGCGTGGAGCGTTTATGTCGGGCATTGCCCGCTGCATCGGGGTGTTCGATCCGTGGATGAAATTCGGCGGCGAGGAAGGTATCGTAAAGACCCGATATTCATCCTATCAGAAAGTCGTTGACCGTCTGCGGATCATCACCATTCGGGCAAAACTCACGGCTCTCGATCTCTACAACCTCGACTACACGAAGCCGGTGTATATAGCCCAATTCGGGCAGATATTCGCCATATATTCGGTAGAAACAGGCGAAAACGACATCTGCGACTGCCAACTGCTGAAACTGAAAGTAGACGGAGTGGTGGCAGCAACGTATTATCTGCGCTTGGACGGCGAGAATGAAGACAGCCAATGGGTTGCAGAAGCGGACGGCATTAACGGCACAGCGTATGCCATAACATCGAACGGAACGCCCTATATCGTCGATTACGATTCCCGCCTTTATGTCGATCTGTACGAGGAGGACGGCGATCTGCATCTGTCTATCTCCGCTCCCGAAAACACGGGAACCGAAGAAATTAATTACAACCCTGTCATTCTGGGAATTCAGGAGAACGACGCCGTGCGCCGGCAGGTGGCAGTATCCCAGAAAGCAAAGTCGGCTTAATTTATTAACCATTTAACCCATATGAAGAAATATGGCACAGGAAACTATCGACAAGATTATTAATATCCAGTTCAGATACTCGGATTTAATTAAAGGGTGGGAGGCCGCCTCGACAGCTATTGACACAGCAAAAGCCAAACTGCAAAAGTTCAAGGAAGCAGGAGATTCCGAGGGTGTTGCCAAGCAAGCGCAGATTATCAAAGCGTTGCGTACCGAGATGTCGGCCTATACCCGAGAGATTCAAGCCAATATCCGCGAAGAGGTTAAACTGAATGGCAGCGTCGAAAATTTACGAGCCGGTATTCAGAAATTAACAGCTCAATACAATAAATTGAGCCGAGAGGAACGGAACAATGCGAAAATCGGAGGAGAATTAAGCGCAAAAATCCGGGAGATGCAAACCGAATTAAATGAGGCTAACGCATCGTTGCTAAACTTTCGAGATAATGTCGGTAACTATGCGAGTGCGGCAAAAGGTTTTACTCCGCTCGCATTCCAAGTACAGCAACTCGCCCGGGAATTTCCGTCGCTCACGATGTCCGCCCAGCAGTTTTTTCTGGCGATTTCCAATAACCTGCCGATGCTTGCCGATGAACTGACCCGGGCAAGGATGGCCAACAAAGCGTTGCGAGCCGAGGGGAAAGCGACTATTCCGGTGTTCCGGCAGGTTATTTCGTCCATCTTTTCCTGGCAGACGGCTTTGGTCGTGGGCATTACTCTGCTGACGGCCTACGGTAAAGAGATTGGAACGTGGGTAAAGGGATTGTTTACGGCCAAAGAAGCGGCGCTCTCTATGGCCGAGGCACAAGATAAGGTGAATGACGCTTTGAAGAAAGACGGGTACGGCATCGGTGAACAAATCGCCAAAGTGAAAGAATTGCAAATGCAATGGAGGGCTTTAGGGGACGATCTAAAGGTGCGAAAGCAGTTCATTGTCGATAATAAAGACGCATTCGACGATCTCGGGGTACAGGTAAACAATGTTAATGATGCAGAGAAATTACTTGTTGAACGTACCGATGATTTCATTCAATCTTTGCAATTGAGGGCGCAGGCTGCTGCGGCGCAGAAATTAGCATCTGAGCAATATGAAAAATACATAAAAGTTGTCGCAGAAACGGAGGATGATCTTGCCAAATCGGAACGATTAAGAGATTATTATATAAAACAAAAAGCAGAACGAGAAAAGATGTATGGCGGCCTAACGGCCGATATATATCAACGCCAGATACGAGCTTCGCAGGCAATGATAAACCAGCATCAAGCTGAAATAGATAAAATAAACGAACAGCGAAATGCGGCATTGGATACAGGCAGTATTTATACCTTGAGTTCAACTTATAAATGCAACTTTTTGGGTGCGGATAATAAGCAATAAAAA